CTCGCCAAGGGCATTCCACGCCGAGACACAGCCGTTTGCCATGACCGACAGCGCCCCTGCACAGAAAGCGGTATTGTCGTCCTCAGGTCCATGGTCCCGGCAGTGACAGGCGGGGACTTCGTTGTTCATCACCGCATCGGTGTAGAACTCCGCCGTGAATCCTCCGAGCCAACCGGCCGGTGCTTCCTTGCGCCACGGACATTCATTGCAGGGTGTGGTGTGGTGCAGCTTCATGGGAGAAGGTCCATCGTTCGCGGTGAGTCCGCCGGCCGGGCGAATTGGCGCGTGATCTGGCCGTCTTCCACGAACTGACCGTAGAGGACGCCGGGCGCGGCCCGGTTCATCGCGTAGGCAGATAAGGCACGAGTCCGGTCGTTGTATGTGACCGTGGTTGCGCCATGTATCGTAACGTCTGTGACTTGGAACGGGCCCATGTTACTTCCTATTGAGTCCGAGGAGTTCAACTTCCTCGTCGGTGAGTTTGGCGAGTGCTTGTTCACGACGCATCTGCTTCGTCTTGATGAGATCAAGTCCGATCGCCAGAGCCATCGGCGCTACCCGTTCGAGCAGATAGACTTCATCGTCCGCAAACCAAACAGCTTTACGCTGCTCGACATTACCGGGGCCACCGTAGAAGCCCCGGCCTGTTGCTGCTGTGCGTGCTGCTTGTTCGGTCCGGAAGACGCCTATGAAGGCTCCGTTGAGGCCGCGATCATCATCGCATTTGAAAGCAGCCCATATGTCGATGATCTTGCCGGTCATGCTCGAATGATCCCAAACGATCGCGCCTCATCGGCGTATTCAGCGATCGTCTTCTTGGCCTTGAAGTGGGCGTCGCGCTCCACCTTGAGGCCGAAACGACCACGCACGGTCCGCAGTTCGTCGAGGCTGACGTAGCCGAGTTCCGGGGTGCCATGGCCGAGATCACACAGGCCGAACAGCGTGTCGCCGTCGTCCGCAATCTCAGTGATGAGCCACGTCGCGCCGCCGCCGGGCATGAAGAACTTCACCACCGGCTCGAAGCTGGAGCCGTCGCCGGTCTGAGCCGCTTTCGCGCCGTTGCTCTTGAGCTTGGTCATCTGGTTGGCGAGGATGAGTTTCTGGGCCATCAGTATACTTCCTCCATCGGGATGTAGATTGCCGGATTGGCAGTCTCATCAGCCTGAAACATACGACCAGCTTCGAAAGCGGAGGTCATGAGGAGTATCAGGGAGTCACTGGCCTGACCGAGTATTCCGTCAATGGGTTCGACCATATCAGGGCGATTTAGACGCACCCATTTACGGATAGCTTCGACGTTGCGTGGCATGTTTTTGTCTCCTGTGTTGTTGCTGTGCGAATCAGATAGGATAATTCTTCCTACTCGTCAACAGACTTTTCGCCCCATTTTTCACGATGACTTGCTACGGCATTGCCGTAGGTCTTCTGCGATTTGCGGAGCAGAAGGTAACCCAGCGATGCTACAAGGAATCCGAATCCAATCAGCATGACAACACGCTCTACCACAAGCTTGTCGGCCGGAAACGTAAAGTAGCTGAGGGTAGGTAGTCCCACCATGATAGCACCGAACAGAATGCACATCGTTGCCATGGCTCTGGACCCGGTGCCAGCTTCATTCAAGGTCCGCTTGTCGCTCGTGTAGCGGATGGTCCCGAACCAACCTTGAGAAAAAGCCATCCGCGTCTCAGGGGTATCCGGGAACACACCTTCTTCGACAAGCCGCCAGAACTCAGCCTTCAAAGCGGCTTGGTTCTGACGATTCACTTGTTCCTGCATCTTTTCGAACCAGTTAGCCATTGACCAGATACTCCATGCAGCGTTCGTGGAACCGCATTTCGTCGCGGATCACAGCCGTGGGTGTCTCGTCCCACTTGAGCGTTTCGGTCCGTGCCCACCACTCCTCAGGTGTGGTCACGAAACCGGCGGCGCGGGCTTCTTCGGCCGACTCGAAGCCCATCCGATGCGGTTCGTTAAGAGCCGTCATCATGAACTCTGTGAGGATCGTCCGAAGGCTGCTGGCCCGCTCACTATGGTAGCTGAGCAGTGCCGACTTGGGCGAAGCGATGTCGAGATGCGCCGGGCGCGGGATAGGCTTCATATCAGGACTCCATTTCTTCCGGGAGATCATCCATCACCGCAGCATGGTCAGGATAATCAGCACCATCCGGAAGTTCGATAACCACCGGTTCGAGGTCGGTAAGTTCATCGAGACTTTCCTGCAAGCTGTCGATCCATGCCCGTGCTGCTTCGCCTCGGTCACCTTCCTGCCAGCGCTCCGACTTGTAATCGAACTCACCTTCACGCTCCGAGATGATGTCTTCGACGAATCCATAGGCTTCCTGCACCAACTCGTTGTAGCGAGTATGTGCTGCGTTGATCGCCTCGACCGCATTTTCGATAGCCCGGCACTCAGCATCCACCTCTTCTTCGAGATGGTTCTTGGCCTCGATAAGCTGATCGCGAAGATAGTCCCGGCGGTTTTGTTCGGAACGGGTAAGTTTGAATGCCATGTGCCTGTCTCCTGTGTTGTTGATCAGTTGCGAATAGGATGATTCTTCCTACTCGTCAACTGAAAAGATTCAGACCTTCGAGCGCCAACTTGCAGCGGCTCTTGTGGCCGAACACATAGGAACAGGTGTCGATCGGGAGCGTCTTGATCATGTGCCCATCCCGGATCGGGTAGGTCGGATCGTGGACAATTCCATTTGTCAGGCCAAGGCCGTTAGCAATAGCGGTGCGACTGATCATCTGCATATGGGTGCAACCCAGAACGATGCAGGTTCCAAAGCCTTGTGCTTCACCATACCACTCCAAGAAATGCTTCTCGAATCCGAGACGATCTTTCTCAGAGCGTCGGAGTGCTTTTCCGATGAACTGGGTGCCGGCGTGGTTGGCCTGAGCCATTGCCTTGCCCGGCATGTAGTCAGGCACGTCAGTCCGCATCAGGACGTAGAGGATCAGCGGATCGTCAGTCATTGTTGAGTTCCTTGATATATTCTGCCGTCTTCCAGTTCGAGTGACTTACCCGCGACCGAGCGCTGCGTCCGTTCTGGCGCGTTATGCCACCATAGTAGATATGTGACACGTCAGGCACTTCCGGTGCCGGGAGCGTCTTCAAGACCTGCTTGCGGCCAATCTTCGACAAATAGATGCTGACATGGAAGCTCACCTGATCCCACGGATTATCCAGCTTCCACTCCAGCGGGTCGATACGGTCGAGGATCGAGTTTCCGACGTAAGCTCCGTCGCCCGGATTCCAGTGCTGGAGATACATGGGCAGGTCCTCGATTTCGACGCCGGCCATCCACGCAAGGTCGGCCGGGCAGCCGGGCGTGATGGCAAGCTGCCACGATGCCTTGGCACCAGTCAGGTAGCAACGATGATAGTAAGGCTGCCGATTGTGGCCCTGATCGAAAGTGATGATCGGCTCCCCGGTAGTCCGAGAGTATTGGTAGCTCTCCAATTTCCGGTTGAGATCGTTGGTCACCGCAAAATCATAGCGCTCGCGCTTCTTGTCATCGGGATCGCTGTCTTTGTAGGTCTGTGTAAACCGACCCCACCGGTGCCGGACTTTTTGCACCCGGTCATGATGGGCATAAGCCAGAAGCAAGTCGATACGTTCGGTAACCCGGTCGGTGAACCACTTGAGAACCTTGGCTCGGTCAGCCAGAAATTCGTCATCGGCTTCCCGTTGGATGGCGCGGGCAAAGTTGACGCGGGCGATGAACTTTCGGTCGGCATCGATCTGCTCACGAGTTCCGAAAAGCGTCCCGTCCACCCGTTCCAGTCCGTAAGTCCGTGCCTTCGTGTCGAAGTGCGACAACGGGGTTTCTCCGTAAAACAGGTGTCCCTTCGTCGTCGCCTTATGCACCTGACCTTCCACAGGGACGACTTCTCCACCACCGGTCCGGTTGGGCTTGGGTGCTGTGAAACCGTCCCCGGCTGCGATGAACAGTTGCGAACCATCTTGGCTGCCAATCTGGTTCAGAACTTCGGAAGGCACACGTTCTCCGTAGCGCTCTTCCATCCAGCGATTAGCGCCGTAACGCGAATCGTGATCTTCCCAGCGCTTTCCGATAGCCCGCTCGTCGAGCGCGTCGGTCATGACATCGGCCGGTGTGAGTGGAGCAAGCTGGAGCGGCTGGTAACCAACCACCGGAAGATTCGATCCGGCAGCCCGAGCGATGAGTGTGTTCTGATCTGTCAGGCGGATCATCTCATTGGTGTAGGAGAGTTCCTTTTGCGGGATCGGGTTGCGCCAGTATTTCTCGACGATCAGGTCGAACATCAGCGTGGTCCAGACGATCTCCCCCATACCAAGATTGGCAACCTTCTCCAGAACGAAGTGGGTCGGCTGACGCGGAACCAAGCCCTGTTCTTGTGCCGCCCGGTATTTGTCGTGATAGGGATTGCCTTTCTCATCGTATTTGATCGCAAGAAGCTGGTAAGGAAACCAGTTGCGCTCGGCACGATTAGCCATATCCCGGTCAGGGCGACGCGACATATAGCGGCCGAGCGGATGGGCGTATTCCTCGATGTCGGTCAGCATGATCATGTTGCCGCCGTTGCGGATCGAGAACGCGAAGTAGCTGTGAAGTTCGTCGGGGTCGCGAATCAGATTGAGTGCAATCCCCGCCGGCATCGAACAAGCATGTTCGATCAGCGAGTTGACGTTCCAGTATCCGAACACCTCGCGATTGTAGACAGGCTTGACTTCGGCCGGATCAACTTCACCTTGCAGGAAGTGATCGGAACGCAGACGGTTGATCGACTTTAGCGCGTCGCGGCGGATGTAGGCGAGATTGGCCCGGTTTTCGATGAACTCAGCGATCCGGTCGGCTTCGACGTTGTAGCTGAGCAGAGCCTTCCGAACCTGATCGGTGAACTCATCAGCCACGCTCGTGATGGCCGGGTCGCGGATGAGCTTCTTGAACTCCCGCACCTTGTCCATGTAGTCGAAAATCTTGTCGGGGTCGGTATCGAACTCGTGGACCGAAACCTTGGCGTCCTTGAAGTAAGCCGTGGAATAGGCGTCAAGGAGCAAGTAGGTCGTGATGAAGGACGGATCATAGTCCATGGACTTGATCATGTCGTCAGTCATGCTTTGGATGTAATACGATCCCATCTTCCACGACTTAGCGTTCGGGTCGAGCCCGGTAAGTTCATACCAAAGCTCGACCGCCCGGTTGAAATGATCAGCAGTTGTGATCATCAGGCTTCTTCGCCGCGCCGATCGAACTCGTCGATCACACCATCCCACTCACCTTCATCGGTGATGGTGCCGAAGAGACCGTAGACGTTGGTCTCGGCTTCGTTGGCCTTGGCGAAATACGCCTCAGCCTTCTCGCGCTTCTCGGTAATGTAGGTCATCTTGCCGCCGCGATCGGTCTGGACATCAACGCGGTATTCAGTCTTGGGTTCAGTCATTAGTCTTTCTTCCTCTGCTGGTTTTCGAAAATTTTTTGGCGCTCGTCGAACTGAGCAGCCAATGTGCGGAAATGATCAGCCACAAACTGAGGTCCCCAGTAGGCTTCCATCTGGTATCCCACTTCCACCAAGATGACCGAAGGGTGGTCCAACGCTGTGGAGTAGGTAGCCCGTCGTGGGTCGTCCCACCATGCATTGGCCGGTAAAAGCGCGGTCGGAACCGGTGGTTTTCGACTGCTCAAGCGAACTGCTCCAGCAGAAACCCGTGGGCGTTGAAGAAGGTATCGATCTCGCGGACCATCTGCTCCGCCTTGGCAAAATCTGCGTTCGGGAAGCGGTCCGGGTTTTCGATGACAAACATCATCGACTCGCGATTCTGTCGCAGCATGGCCGGGTCAGCGTCGGACACGAAGTCCCAGCCGTATTCCTGTCCGATGAAGGTGTTCGTGATCTGAGCATTCAGCATATCTGTCTCCGTCTGTTACCGTTGCGAATCGTCTAGGATAATTCTTCCGGTTCGTCAAGCTCATTGCATGTCAGGCTCGTTCCACCGCATAAAGGAACGTCTACTCCATGAGTTCGTTCTATCTACGTGCAACCAGAAAGGAGTTTTATGTTTATCATCGAAATGGCTGTTGGTGCGTTGGCCGCTCGTGGTTTCTTCGCCCTCTTCGAATAAAAAAAAAGCCCGGCGGTTAAGCCGGGCCTTCTCTTGATTCAACACCGCCGTGTGTTGTCAGGTCTGCTTGCCGATGCTCTGCTCGACAGCCGGCCACACCTTGTCCGCGTTGGTCAGGGCGTAGACCGCATCGTCGTATCCGATCGACTGGTCCTGCTTGCCCATGCGGATGTCCTGTTCCTGATCCGAAGACAGGTTGCCGGACTGGCGCTGACGGCCGATCGAGCCTTCACGCAGGAGGGTCTTCGCCGTCGCCTCGTCGAGGTTGGGGAAGTTCTTGGAAGCCACAGCCTGATTGCTCTGCTGGTTCATCGTAAGTCTCCTTTGATTCGCACTGTTGATAGTGCGGGGAGAGAGCTAAGACGGTGCATCCATCCTGTCAATAGGTCATAGGAATACCAGACGGGCATCCGGGCCGGACAGCCGGGTCTCCACCGATTCCCGGAACCATTGCAGGTTCCTTTCTCGGACAGCATCGCTTTCGAAATGCTGCTCTCGCCGATACTGATCGGTCACGAAAATCAGGTCAAACCGGCTGCCCAGACGATCCCCCCGGCGAAACCACCTTGACCTTCTTGGGATTGACCTGCCGCCTTAGATAAGCGGCAGCCATTGCGTTGTGAGCGACACACAGGATTTTCATGCTACTTTGGCCTCCTTGAAAGGCATGGCGTCGTCGAGGATGAGCATGACTCCCGGTTCGATCGCGATCCATGCACGGGCACCGCACGCCAGTTGCGATCCGTCGTGGACAGCGCGGCTGGCTCCGTCCCATGTCACCTCTCGGGCGTAAATGGCCGTCGAGTTCGGGCCGTTTGGTTTGATCGTGTAGACCGGTCGGCGTCCGCCATCTTTCGCGTTCTGGGCAATGAATTGCCGGTTGACGTGAATGATGGCTCCCTTGGGGCCGGCCGAGATCAGTTTTGGCTCAACTTTCATACACCCTCGCTCATCAGTTCATAAAGCCGGGTCGCTCCCGCTTCGGTGAGAAACGCGGTCCCAAGATGCCACCGGACAAAGCCCTTCCACATCAGGAAGCAATACTCGCCGTAGTGTCTCTTATGGTCATACCTTGGGCTCCAAGCCATCTGGAGAAGACGACGTTCTCTCAGGGGTGACAGCCCGGTGACGTGCGTGTCCCAGCGATCGTAGGTGATCGGTTTCATGCGGCCTCCAAGATCATGGCGCGCATCTCAGCACCAGACATCGTGGTGTCGTTTGAGACATTGAAGTCGGCCGGGTTACGATTGAACATCCGTGCCATCCGCAGGAAATCTTCGTAACCCAGCTTGCCCAATTCGATCGTGTGATCGAAGCGGCCGGGCCGAATCAAGGCTGGATCGAGGCGTTCGTGGTGGTTGGTCGTAGCAATCACCACCAAGCCGTCCGGACACAGGATACCGTCAAGGACGTTCAAGAGCGCCGACAGGCTGATGGGGCTCTTCTCTTCGCTCTTGTTCTTCGACTTCTTGGTATCGCTCTTCTGGGCGTCCCGATTAACCTTAACCCCGGCGGCATCGATGTCCTCGATAGCCAGCAGAATTTTCGACCAGTCGCGGGTCCCGCTGAGGAGCTTGGTCAGTTGCTTATCGGCCTCCACCGAGCCCAAGTTGAGGTAATAGACCGACCGTTCAGTCTCAGTGGCGACGGCATGGATCAGGCTCGACTTACCACAGCCCGGTTCGCCGTGAAGCATGATGCCCATGTGGTGCGGAAGGCCAAGGCGGTGGTGTTCTTCCTTCTTGGATTCGAACTCCCGGATCGCTGCGACCACTCGCTCGCCGGCGTTATTCGCAGTGAACACGCTATCGATCCGACGGAGTGGGAGCTTTCCCATCTTCGACCAATAGTCGTCCGAGTTGATGTGGATCGGGACGTTCTCAAACCCGCCGATGTTGGTGCCCGCTGCTCGTGCGATCTCCTCAGCAAAGCGGTAGACGGTCTTTTTCGATCGCGTCAGGAACGTGACCACAGTGTGTTCCTTGAACTTGGTGGTGTTCGAGGATTCGTCAACATAGCGGTGGATCAACACCGGCCGGCCTTTGTAGATACCAAAGTGCGTGCCATACCCCGCCGTCAAACCACGGTGCTTGGCGACCTCGCGCCACTTCTCCTCATCAAAACCGGTCTCGGTCTGGAAGACGAAGTTGCGGCTGAAAGTGTCACGGATCACGCTGGATGTAATGAACCGCGAGATTGCCTCGTAATCTGGAGAATCCGAATTGTAGCGCATGTCGATGGTGGTGAGCTTCTTGATCACCGACCAGAGCTTGCCGGGGATCGACTTACCCCAAGTGATGATGCCCATGACAATACCGGCGACGATCGCGCCTTGGCTGAACTGGTTGGAGTTCAACTGCTCCTTGACGAAAGCCCAGAGGTTACCGTCCTGAGTGATGGAGAAGATGTCGTAGAGCATGGTTATCCCCAGCGCTTGGCAGCGAGAAATGGATCGGTCTCATCGTCGAAAAGCGTTCGTTCGATGTTCATCTTGCGAGCTTTCCGGATGCAATCTGTGGTCCCCGTCCCTCCGGGGAAGCCCAGCAGAAGTTCGGGTTTGAAATCTTCCAGCATGACACCGTTGCGGATACAGCCGGCTTGGATACCAATGGCGTCCCAGTCCGCCACGTAGCGGCGGTAGCTGATCTTGTTCTCTTCGGCCCAGTCCTTGACCATGGCGTCAAGACCAGTGGCGCAGCCTACCCCGATCTCCTGAATCCCGCCTTCATAGAGATGCAGGCGGTTCAGGCGCTCGTAAGTAAGCTTGGCCTTCTTGTAGGTCCGTCCACCGGTGACGCAGATGCGTTTTCCTCCCACGCGAAGAGATGCTGTTTTCCATATCTCGACGCGAAGGATGTCCGGTAGGATTCCATATTCAAGTTCGATCACCAGTCGTGCCCGTTCGTCGGATTCTTGGCACGAATGTCCAGTTCAGGGGCCATTCGGGTAAACCCGTTGAACCCATCCTGTGTGAGGACGACCGGCCCGTAAACGCCGCGTGCGACATAGATACCCAGCTTTGCGATCTTGCTTTGCCGGAACGCGCCATGGCAGGTGAGTTCACCATACTGAGAAGGTGACAGGATCACCGCGACAGCCACTTCGGATCGGCCGTTCTTCTTGTATTTTTCCAGTTCGGTGATAGCCATCAAGGTCCGTTGGTAAAGGCTCTTGGCTTCTTCCTTGGCCTTCTTTTCGTAGGTGCTGCGTTCCTTGATGAAGGCCCGCTCCTGCCCGGCGAGCCGCTGATGGAGATCATCGCGGGTTGCTGCGAGATCGTCCAGCATGTTGGCAGCCGCGTTTCGGAGTCCACCGGTCCGGAACCAGTTCCTCCACGCCGGGAGGCGTAGTTTCTCCGCCAGAAGTTTGGGCCCCATCAGCGACGGGTGTGGTGTGTCAGTCATTTGTAATCACCTCGAAGCGTTGGACTATCGATCCTTGGTAATCAACAAGCTCCACCATTTCCGACAGCGGCCGGCCGAACTTGATGGGCCCAGACTGAAACGTGATCCACGGCTGCCCGTTGAACTCACGAATGGAATGATCGGTCACGATGTAGAGATCGCCATTCTTGTAGTGGCGAACGATGCTACCAACCGGGAGGTCGGCTTGTGCTGTAAGCAGCCGCTGAGCAAGCATCTCAAGAGTGGGACGGGTCATCGGTTTCTCCGATCTCTGTTCTATTCACAATGGCGGCAATGTCAAGCCAAAATGGCGGTGATCGGTAAAGATCAGTGGATCGTCACCGGGTCGATCGCCACCGGCACGACGTGCCGGCTTCCTTCTTCACGCGGGACAGTCCACAGAATGTCACCGGTATGGACTTCAACCATGCACCCGCAAGCCATCTCGATCATGCATCCTGATTCCATCCACTCGACCTTGCTGGGACGCATATCGTCCGGAAGGTCTGGAAAAATCTTGTCGGAGCTATGCTCGTCAACGATTTCGTCGGGTGTCAGGAACTCTTCGGTGTAGGCCATACAGGCTCCTCTCTGCTAGTGTCAGCAGTCAGACGGCACTTACCATCGCATCCGCCGAAATCCACCATGCGGCATTCAAATTCGCAGATGGGTTCGAGAGGAGCGGCGGCGAGTGGAGTTTGTTTCCGCCCGAAAATCGGCTTGAGCCGGGCGGTTGCCGGTTGATCAGGACTGGCCGGTGGTGGCGTCGGTGGTGGTAATCTTCGCGATCCCATCCGGCCTTTCGGGTCATAATCTCTCGGGATGTAAGTCATCAGGCCGGCTCGGGTGTGAGGTCTTCCAGCATCTTGATGGTTTCGAGGATCGCCGCAATCTCACGATCGCGCTGCTCGCACTCGGCAGTCAGAGCGATCGTGATGCGGGCTTCGAACCGCTTGCGGATCATGTTGTTCTTGGTGGACCGTGCGATCTCCTGCTCCCGGAGGATTCGGATCGCGGTGTTCCGCAGTTGCTCGTTCAAGGCGTATCTCCTAGCTGATTCGTTCAGCGACATTTTGGCTATACGCCGTCGTGCGAGAATGTCAATCGTGGAGTTTGTATTCCCAACGTCCGTTGGTCTTACGACGCCACACCGGCTCGAAGAACGTCAGAGCAGAATAGCCCGGCGAGTGAGGCACCCGCACGGGGTGCCACGCCCACCACAATTCCCAGTCGTTTCCGAGGCGGGTGTTTTCCCACGGGTTCATCTCAGCATCCCATTGACCCATCAGTTCTCCTCGCTCTGTTCGCGGTGAATCTGATTTTGTCGGGCCCGGTCGGCGCGGGCATATTCCATCCGCCGACTGGTTTCCTTCCGCATTCGTTCAACACCGGCTCGAATCAGGGGATGGGTGTCGTTGAACCAGTCGCAGCGATCCGCTTCGGGGTCGCTCGGGATGCCCCGCCGGCCGATCATGAAGGCGTTGTAGCACAGGTCCATGACGCTGATCTCACCAGAGCGACCAACACCCGTCTTGGGGCTGAACACCGGCTCGACAGCCTCGTAGGTGAGCAAGGTATCCACCCAGATGTCGGAAAGGTCCGCTGCGATCTGGTTGAGTTCACCAGTCAAGGCTTCGGAACGCTGCTGGTCGCATTGATCGGCCGCTGCCTTGATCCGGTTGATCAGAGCGCCGAGACGGCCCGCTGCGCTGTCTTCGTCCTTCATGCCCCATACCCCTTTACCACGGTCGCGGTGATCAGCCAGCGGGTCGCCGATCGGCCGTCGCGCTTGGCTTCGACGTTCTCGAACCGATAGTCGCTGAGTGGATTGCCTTTGAGCATGTAGACGAGGCGCTGGTGGTCAGCTTCTGCCTTGACGTGGAGCGTGATGTCGAATGCGGGCCGCTCCTTGTAAAAGGCCAGCTTCATGTCGATCGACGCGGCGTCCGGTGAAGCTATCAGCAGGATAGAAGTCCGCAGATTGCAGATGCGTTCCAGAGCCTGCTCGAAGCTGGGCATCTCGTTCACGACGGTAAGGTTGGGTTTGGTAGCCATGGTGTGTCTGTCTCCTGTTGCTGTTGTTAGATGCCGAGCCGTTCATGAGCGTAACCAGCAGTGTGGTATTCACTCGGCGAGGCGGTTGTGATGTAGCGTTCGTTCCACGGCTCGTCGCCATCATAGGCGAGATCGACCGGGGCGTTGTTGCGTTTGGCGAGGCGACCGGCGGCACCACGGGCGGCGCTATCCGAAGCGTAATCTCGGTAGAGATTGACGGTCGGCATGACATTCTCGTCATAGCACTGAAACTCGTAGCGTGTGGTTCGTCTCGTCATCGGCTGTCTCCTGATTCGTTGTCGATGAAAGACGAATAGGACGATTCTTCCGGTTCGTCAACTACAATTTTTCGAGATCGTATTCGTTCACCGACTTGTCAGGAAGAGATTGGTCCCAACAAAAATACATACAGCCTCGGCAAAAGGCGATCCCAGCGTGGGTGGTGTTCTGATGACGCCATAGACACCTCACACACCCGCCGTGGAAAATAGCAGGCTTCCCTTCCGCCTCTGCAACAGCGATCGCCAAAGCCGACTTGGGTGGGATGGTGTGGTTATCGTCAATCCCCGGCTGGTGTTTCGCCCTCTTGGTCACAAGGAACATGAGAACGAAAAGACCCGTCAGTGTGACGTAAGGCAGGTATTGCTCGATCATTCAACACCCAGCACGAAGCCGATCGCGTTCAGGGCGAGGAAGCCGCCGAGTATTGCGATCAGGAATATCACCGTCCGGATCAGCTTGTTAATCCCACCACTGTTCCAGCAGACCCCGGCAAAAACAAGCGCAATAGTCGAGATGATCAGATAGATTTCGAGCAGGTTCATGCTTTCTTTCCCCATTGCTTACGACCGGTTCGTTCCGGCTCGGTTGGTTGTGCTTTACGGACGCCGGGGTTCAGTAACCGTTCCCGTTGATCCTTGATGATAGCTTCGAGAGCATCGAGCCGATAAATTTCGTCAACCGGGACCCGGAAAAGAAATTCCTCCACATCGATCTGCTCATACATTCGCTCAACACGGGCTTGGACAGCCGGCGGACGCAGCGCAGGGGGTGGGGTGGGAGCCGGACGAGGCGTCTCGCCCGGCTCCTCTGGTTCGTCCATCTCCATCGAGTCGATCCCACGGATCGGGCCGCGCATGAGATGATTGAGGCGGTCCATTAGCGCCTGCTTGCTGGTGTCCACGAAGACCGTCTGGTAGTTCGGATCGATCTTCTTGGCGTCAGCTTGCAGATGCACGTATTGCGGACCGGATGGTGTCTGGCACAGGTAGAACTTGAGCCCCTTCTGTTCGTCGCTCATTCGGGATTCACCCGCAGCCGGGTGTCCTCTTCACCAAGGTATCTGAAATCCTCGATGGACAGATCACCCACCAGATCGACCGGAGTGTTTACTTCATCAACCAGATAGCTCAGGAGAACGTCCCGCGTCTTGTTTGCGGTGTCTCCTGAAATCCACTTGAAGATATAGCCCATCTTGCGACCGGAACGGTAGCAAGCACCAACCGGCTCGCCGTCGAGATAAAGGGCTGAAAGACCCACCATCTCGTCGGTGCAAAGCCAGTTGAAAATGGGATATTCCTTGAGGCGAGAAAGCAGTTCCTCAGGGTAGCTGTGGATTTCATTGATCGAAAGATCGCTGCACATCTCAGGGATCGGGGCCGAGAAATCCCACGGAGCCGCTGCTTCCGGGCGTTCGACCCGGCGGATTGCGTCGATGAGTTTCATCAGACAAGCTCCTCCGGGTTCTCAGCTTCACGCTGGAGAACCTGACGCATTTCAGCGGCGCGGCGAAGGTCTTCGATGATACGATCCATCGTGCCGCAGTCAGCATCGCGGAGCGTGGCTCCCAGACCGATCGCAGATTCGATCTCGCTGTCCGGGTTTTCGGCCCGGAGCATGTCAAACATCATCGCTTCGATCTCGAAGGCGCGGTCGCTGTTGCTGACCTTGAGGCCCACTTCCTTGGCAGCCGCTTCCATGCCATCCATCATGTCGGACAGGGTGATGAGGCGGTCCTTGCTCTTCTCGTAGGTGCCGGCCGGTGCCATGTCGCAAGCGTAGCGGAAATCGCTGTAGTCGTTCGCCAGTTCGCGGTTTCTGATAGTCATGATCTGTCTCCTCGATTCGTTGTTGATGTGAATCCGATAGGACAAATCTTCCTACTCGTCAATCGAATAATTCACCGGGTAACTGTTTCGGATTCGCCATAGCTCTGTAGCCTGACAGCAGTGACCACGCTGACCGAACCGATCACATAAGCCTGTGGCTTCGACCAGAACCTTGAGAAGACTGGGATTTTCTTGAATATACTCATCCCATAGGCGGCTATAGAGGTCATGACATTCCCTGATGTTAATCGGGCGCTTTCCCCGTGCTTCCTTGATGGACAGCCCGGTGGAGCCGCAAGAGAAGACCTTGGCGGCTTGGTAGATTTCCTCGATCGATCGGTTGTCCCGCCCCTTGATGCGCGCATAGTAGGCCGAGAATCGTTTGTCGCCGGCCGACGAGCATTCGAGAAACGGGGCTTGCCCGTGGTAGACAGGCATGATCAGGTGATCCCGAAGACCAGACGGACAGCCGATCGTTCTTCTTCGGTCATCCCTTCGAGTCGGGAAGAGATAGCCTCGGTCGCTAGACGACGAAGACGTTCTTGTGTCTCGGTCCGCTTTCTCAGGCGCGGGACGAAATCCACGTCTTCCACCATCTGTTCCAGAACCGGGGCGACTTCGTTGTAGTTGAACTCGCCCCGCTTGACTTTCAGGAGATAGCCGGCATCCGGCCGGGGGAACGTGATGTGCCCGGTCAGAAGCAATTCCTTGGCCTGCCCAGCGACGCGGATAGCGTGGCTGATCGCCTTCCAGTCGATGCCTTGGTTGTCCATGGCAGCGCGAGCGCGTTCGCCGTAGTTTTCGTAGACCTTCGAGTAGATGTCGAGAGCGTTCTTGATCGAGTTGGTGAAGGGCACCTTGCGATCCACCACGTCGAGGTGGAGTAATTCCTTACCTGCTTGGCTCGGAATGTTGACGATCTCGGAGAACTCGTGGGTGCCGCAGAAGACCGCAAGCTGCGTGGAAAGCTCGCCCAGCTTCGCAGTAGTCCCGTATTCACGGACCGCGTGATCCAACAAGACCACCAGATCGCGGCACGCCGCCATCCGGGAGCCTTTGATGCCATACTTGGCAGCCTGACGCTGGCAGTAGCCGACAAAGCCCTTGCACTGCTTGTTGAGCAGCAGGTGCTTGTTCTCCCGGATCAGTTCCCAATCAGGGTCCATTTCCACGATCGCCCAGTCAGGCGCGAACAGAAGCTCGGTTCCGACGGTATCCCCGCTGGTGACCATCTTGAGGAACTTCTGGAGCGGGAACGACTGATCGTCCACATCATCCTTCGTGTTCTTCGTGGTGTTGTCACCGGTTCCCTTGTCGATCACGTTGGGAACGCGCTGGAGCAGGATGTCACGGCCGGCGGGCAGGAATACACCCTTGTAGTCCAGATCGGACGTGGGCGTGCTGGTGCCGTAGAGGTGTGATCCGTGTTGGATGCGGAGGAGTGTCTTAGCGGGTTGCATCAGCGAATTGGTTCCTTGTATTGGGCGACAGTCACCTTGAGAACGCCACCGTCGTTGTCATAGACAAAGAAAGTGGCCGAATCGGAGTCCACCTTAACCTCGCTGGTGTCTGTGATCGCGGCGCGTTGTGCTGTCTTGTTGCGGAAAGCCCTAGCGAGGCTGCTGGGTGTCACGCTCATGCTACTTCCCGCAGGTCCGGGACCTTCTTCATGCGCCGGGTCGGCCACTGGTTGAAGGGCTTGCCCAGCTTCGAGCGGTTCACGATCTGCTGGGTCTTCCACGCCTGAACTTCGCCGTCCGGCTTGGTGACCACCAGCGTCGAGTAACCCCAGACGTGGTTGCCGTGGAGCTTGGCTTTCTTGACCTCGCCGATCTTCTTGACCAGCTTGACGACGAAAGCGTCGTAGTCAGCGGCAGCCCATTCCATATACTGTTCGATGAAGCGAACGACCTTCTCCTCGTCGATCACCACGAATTTGGGTTCGTCAAAACGATAACTGGGACGGTGGTCCGGGTGTGTTTTGGTGACCGCGTGAAAGTCGTTGTAGCGCGAGCGCTTGGCTGCATACACCATCCCATAATCCGAGGACTTCGGATAAGGAGCAGCCTTGTTGATGTCACCACCAGCCTCGTCCAGATCGGAGCGGATGCGTTCAATCATCTGCTCGGCTGTTTCCTTGGCGCGTGCGATGGCATCTTTCTTGAGCGGCAAGACAGCTTTTTCGATGGGGTTCATGATCGTGTCTCCTCGATTCGTTGTTGATGTGATTCGATTAGGACAAATCTTCCGGTTCGTCAAGCGTCTTAATCCGTCGCCCAGTCATCGAACCGATCGCAGGCCGCTTGTGCCGTTTCCCAGATTTCCTTGTCGAGACCATCGAGCGTTTCTTGCAGGAAGGGGCAATCAGGACCGCCGGGGCCCGCTTCCGCCTGCATCTCGTCGAACATCGCCTGTGCGTTCTGGATGTGAATCTCGTATCCGGGGTGTCCATGCTCCGTCATGAAGCGCAGAGCTTGAGCAGTCGCCGGACAGGTGTAGGGATCGGCCGGCTTACGGAGACGATTGATGTTGCAGATCATGTTCATCTCCTTACAGAAGCCAGAAGTGCCAGACGGCGGCGCTGCCCCACGCGATCGTGAAGAAGACGAAGTAGGCGACCAGAGCAGCGATGCCACGGTAATAGGCCGGCCGGCCTTTATCGTCGGGCTCCTGCGTGGTGCCGAAGCTGGCTTTGAGCAGACCCACGATCAGAAAAATACCGATCGAAGTTCGTTTGGTGATCATCTCGAAACCGGCAGGAACAGCGAACCACTCCCACAACTCCCGCAGGACGAAGCCGCCATAAAGAATGCTGAGGAATCCGAGGGACCAGAAGATCGCCCACATGATGATCTTGCCGAAGAGCCCGGCGACGAGCGTGGTGGTGTCGTAATCGAGCTTCTTCATGTAGCGTCTCCATCGCGGAAGCCGAGAAGGCCACGCTCGAAGAAAACGCTGGTAACGTAGTCTTCCGGCGTGACGCCTTCGAGGAAAAGTTCGTAGGCCAGATCGAGGGAAAAGCCGTCAGTTTCCTGATCGCCGTCGAGGCCGCGCTGTTCGGTGGTCACACCGGCATCGATCAGCAAGCTCTCGGCTCGCTCAGTCCACTCGCCGTAAGCGCGCTCGTCCGGTGTCTCGCCACCCATTTCGTAATCGTGTGTGCGGCGAGCAAGCTCGGCGTCGGTGTGATCATTCTCAAACATAGGTTGCCTCCGATTCGTTGTTGATGCGAATCGGATAGGACAAATCTTCCTAGTCGTCAAACGCTATTTTAACTTGGCGAGAAGGTTTTCCAACCAGTCCGCCAGTTGATCGTAAGTCGAGGTTCCCATACGGGTCCCCAACGGCTCACCCTTGTCGAACAAGATCATGGTGGGCGTCTGGCGGACTTGGTAGGTGCGCGTGATGTTCGGGTTCTTCTCCACGTCGATGTCCACGAGAAGAACTTCCTCATAGTCGTCAGCAAGCTGATCCAGCAGCGGATCGAGCAGCGCGGAAGGGCCGCAGAAGGAAGCCTTGAAGACCAGCATGACCGGTCCCTTGGTTTCCTTCAACGCCTGTTCGAAAGTGTTGTCGTCGATCTTCATATCAGCGCGGCGAGAAGTTGCTGGGCATACGGCAAGCGCCACGCGATTCCTTGATCGCAGCGGACGGCTTCGCTTTCGGCTGACCCGGCGTGTAGGGCTTGGTCACTTCCACGAAGGCCGCATCGACGAAGTAGCCTTCCGGCATCTTCTTTTCCTTCGGGTCCCATTTGGGATCGATACTGACCTGAATCGCCCCGTAGAGGGGGACATGGACAATCGTCACCGTCCCGGTCAAGCCATGGATGAGCGACTTGCATTCGTCTCCCAGCTTGATGTGAAGGTCCTCAGGGACTTCATCAGCCCGGTGCCGCTCGGGTGCGGATTCGACCAGTTCGAGCCTGTTGCCGTCAAGGGTATAGAAATCCCCCGGCTTGTTGCCTTCGGGCGGAAGCTCCAATGCGAACCGGTCGCAGCCGGTCATGTGATAGAAACGAGCAGTCAGGATACCTTCGAGGCCGTTGATCTTGTCACGAACCTTGTCGCCGAGACGGAAGGGCCACGTCAGTGAGCCCGGCTGCTGGATGGTCGGCTTGTCGCTGTTCTTCGCCATTTGTGTATCTCCTCAGAGTTGATCTTGCAGTTCGATGAGTTCTTCCGGGACTTCGTAGGCGTCCCACGCTCGGTTCACATTCCCCACGCTGTCAGTTTCGTCAAGTGCAAAAGACATCCCGTTGGTGAATCCGGCCCGGAAAGCGTGTTCACCCACACCCACCAAGAGATCGGACAGGCGGCCGCTGTTGATGAACATATCCCGATCACCGGCTGGGATGATTGCGAGTCCATCCAGCGGAATAGCAACCGTATTCCGGCCGTCGATGTGAGTGATCATATGGCCGGGGTATCCAGCCTCTTCCAGAGCGGACGCGATGTATTCCCAAGCCGCTGGTGGGATCGGTAGGTAGGCGATTGTGTCCGTCATTTGTTGCGTTCCTTTTTCCACAAGGCGAAGGCATACTCCTTAGCTTGTTGGTGCATTTCTTCGAGCGCTGTGATGCGAAGCTCCTGTTCGCGTTGAAATAGGGGAGGAAGCCGCAGGAGAATGCCCCGCTCGATCCTGATCTGGTTGGCGATTTTATCTGCCTGTGAGCGCACTGAGTGTGGTCCTTCCCGGAGGGGACCAAAGTCATCGGTAGGCTCCAAGAACTCCGGCCGATCCATCAGCGATACCTTTCAGAAAAGACCCGGCGGGATTCATGGAGTTTGCGACGAGTTTCGCGAAGTTCGTTTCTGATACGTTCATCGCTCCTACCACGTAACTCACGGGCCATTCGTTGAGCGGATCGGAAATCTTTCCGGGAGACCTGAATGGCCCGATCGTCGAGCATGAGCAGAGCAATCGGCTGGGGATCACCGAACTGTTGGAGCATCAAGCCATCGTCGAAACCCATGTCGTTGTAGATGAGATATTCAACGAGTAGATGAAAATCACCGTCCAGTGAAGTCTCCTCAGGAAGCGGAGCCGGGTCATGCATCCAGAAGGGCTGCCCGGTCTCTCGTGCCTTGTGCCAATCAGGGTTCAGCCAGAAGGCGCTCGGGTGCTTCTTGAATGCCGCCAGACGCTCCCGCTCCTCGTCCCAGTCCTCTGTCTTGAGACTGGGGACAGGCTCGGGTTTCGGTTCCGGCTTCGGCGGCTTGCGTTCGTTGTAGAACCATATCACAGCTTCCCCAACGCCTTCGTTGCTCGCCCAGCAGCCCGGCTGCTTCTTCCCATGATAGTCATAAGCAGCATATTTGTAATCGATCGACCAGTGGGTGTAGCTGCTCCCTCCTCTAAACTGCTTCCGGATTTCACGGTCGAGTCCGGCCGGCCCGCCTGTTGCGAGCGCCGCACGAATCTCATATCGCGACATCCTACCGCTCGCTTTCAGATCGAGTTCGGTGTTACGCATCCGGAAGATGTCACCAAGCGTCGGCTGGCCGTTTCGGCGACGGTCCGGTGAGGTGACCCGGAGCGTCCAGATTCCTTCGGCGATCACATAAGCGGACAGAAGCGCAATCAAGCTGTAGATGACCATAACCATTGTCGTCATACGTAAAGCCGATCGTAATCCGACTTACGCCACCAAGCGTTCGGGTCTTCGAACTCAGCGATCTTAGCCAGAAGAATTTCTTCCGGGATGCGGTGCGCGTGTGGGCGGATGCGGTTGCAGGTTAGCAGGAAGTCGGGCTTGCGCTCAACGATGATCAGCTTGATCTCCTGACGCAGACGACCAGCCATATAGATGAATGGCTGCACAGCCTCGTAAGCAAGGCCGGTATCGGTCACAGCCCAGTCATGGATCGGCCAGCTTTCCATAGCGCTGAGCATGGTCTGGGTGATGACCCGTGAACGCACTTCGCGATCGATCGTGCTGTCATGATAGGCGCGGCGGCTGCCCCATAAGGCTTCGCGAAACCGGTCCCGTTCGAGACGCAGTGTATCAGGGCTCAGATTCTTGTCAGCCCAAGTCGATTTTCCGGCACCGGGACAGCCGATCGTGATGATGAGCATTAGTCGATGTCCTCTTCGAGGGCGAGAGTGATGGGATCGTTAGGCCCCGCGAGCGCGGCGACACCAGCACGCTGGATAAGGTTCTGGAAGTAGCCGTGGATTTCGACCTTGGCGCGCTCCATCTCGTTTTCCATGTGATCCCCGAACTGGTCCACAACGAAAGGTGCCGACGAATTGATCTTGGCCTTGGCGGTCCGCGCCTTTGCCATCAAGCCGTCCATCTTCTTCTGCGACAAGCCGCAGGATTGCAGCGCCGTTTCCAATTCATCAAGAGCCGTCAGGGCTTCATCGAAGTCCTTCTGGAACTCCTTGCCAAACTGGTCGGCCCGGCTTTTGGGATTCGGCAGCATCGGTAGACGACCCACACCGGTGATCCATTCCAGAGTGCAAGGCACACCGCTGCCGTTGAGGGATGATACGAAAGTCGCCCACTGCGCTTCCGAGAGCGCCACCTGAATCAGTTGCTCGCGCTCGTAGTGCCAGTCCCGCGACAGGTCGCGGTTCAACTCGCTCGCCTTGATAGTGATGGTGATGAATCCATCGTGGCTGAAATCCGACCCGTAGAGGTTGGTGCGGCCGTTCACCCGGCTGGCGCTGATCTGGCCGAACGCTGGGTGAGTGGTCACAGTGCCTCGATCATCTTCTGGACGAACACTTCATAGGCGTCACGGTCGTAGTCGATGACTTCAATGAAGTCCTCATCGGACTCGTCTTCATCGATCGTGCCGGGGATGCAGTGGTGCTGGATAAGCACGCCGGAGAGAACGCTTTCCCACCCCGAATTACCGAACGGCCTCTTGCCGGAAAAGCTTTCACCTTCCTCCCACAGCGCGGAAAGCTGTGCCTTGAAGTAAGCGCGGATCGTCATCATCGATCCGGAATCTCCGTCGTAGAACTTGAGATCGAGCGCGTCAGCGGGTTGCAGTGCCATCATGAGTTTTCCCTAGTTGAGGAGCCAGTCGAAGCATTGATATGACCAGAACATAGGCCATCCCAGTGCCTTGAAAATGGAAACAAACCCGGTCACGTCGTTCCCGTTTGGAGCTATTACAGGTTGAGCGGCACAGGTGAATCCAAAAGTCAGGATTGCGATCCAGATATAAGCCTTCACCTTGGACTTGAAGGACATTCCCTTGTAGCTGAACTGGAGGTCGTAACGCCACCAGTTGATGATGTCACGAAGCATCGTCCATTACCTCCCATGTCCAATACATCGGCCAAGCTACACCGGCGGCGGTTGCTTTTGCAGCCGTCGTGAAGCTGTCACGTTCTTCCTTTGGGGCTTCATCCGAAGAACTACTCCAGTGCCTCATATCCATGACCGGATAGTTGGTCGCACAATGCCCGAAGGTGTAGAGCCCGATCACCGGGTAGAGCCACCAGAGATAGGCTCGCTTCTCCCACAGGTCTCGGCGGCTGTAGAAGCGCTGGTGAGAGCGCTCATCACCGATGGTTGGGGTTCCGATCACCCAGTTCAGGATGTCACGCAGAAGCATGTTCCATTCCCTCCCACGACCAATAAAGCGGCCACAGAACCCCGGCAAAAAGGCTCTTGATTCCTGTCATAACCCTGTCTTCCTCCTTGGGAATCCCGGCTTGGATGTCCGCATCAGTCTGCCACGCGTCGTAGACGGGGTAGTTGGCGGCGGAATGTCCGAAGGTGAACAAAGCGATGGCAGGGTAGAACCACCATAGGTGAACTACCCGGAACGGGATACGTGAGGGTTCACCACTCAACCAGTTCGTAATGTCACGCAGCAACATATGAAACATCATCCACTTCGACAGCGGTCCGGATGAGCTTGATGCCCATCTCATTGGCCGGGCCATATCCTTCGATGAACTCCTTGGGGTTGAACTCCAGATCGATCACTCCCCGAGCTTGGAGTTGCCCGATGTGTTCGATGTGGTCCTCAAGGTCGAAGAACGGGTAGAAGTATCCACGGAACTCTTCCATGAACTCCTCAGTGAACTTCGACTCATCGATCTCGATGTCGATCGTGTGAACCACGGTAACACTGGCGGTGCGCTTTACCATTCGTCTGTCTCCTCTTTTGCGTAGCCCGCAGGCTCGATGTAGACTGACTCCTCAGCGATCTCGATGTCATCGTAGACCAGCTTGATAGTCAGTTTGTTCTCATTGCCCCAGCGCCATGCTGTGAACCCCGCTGTGATCTTGAGGTTTTCCACCAGATCGTTGATCGTCAGTGGTTTGTCACGATCAATCATGTAGGTAGCGCTCCCCTTTCAAGACTTCGGCGACGTGTTCGGTAAACGCCTTGGCATGGCGATACATCGAAAAGAAGATCGATGGAACAGGGTCCGAGTTTTCCACAGGTGGGTATCCCCAACCGGGACAGTTTTCATCCAGCCAGCCAATCCAGTAGGGACGAAGACGATACATCGTCTTGTGGAATATGTGCCCGCCCATCGTCCCATCAGGGACCAGAACCGAGTCGAACAGCAACTGCTCAGCAGTCGATCGGATGCCGGCGTGGAGAGAGGTGTAATTGTCAAAATAGAGTTCGGAAATACTGACAATGCAGGGAAAATTCCGCATGTCACCGTCTTCATCTCGGTAGAAAAAGTTGTTGCTCCGGCCGATCACCATCCCATGGGGTTTTTTAATGTAACTGCTCATGAAATCATACCCACGCTCTCAACAATCGCGTCCAACTGCTTGATCTCATAAGCATTGAACCCTCCCGCTGATTTACTGCACGTCATATCTTTTCCATCGATAAGCCAAGCGCAAGTCTGGTCCATGGTGTCCATAGCCATGCGCAGGCCGTGTTCGGATTTACCGCACAGCATAATGTAGAAGACTTTTCGGTCCATCTTCTTTAATTTTGAAGCTCTGGTGATAAGCTTCCAAATCAACCAAGCATTGAACCCGGTAGGCTTCATCAAACCTTTATCCATTACGAACGCCGAGAAGAATATCTTCTGGTGGGTCGAAAAGGATTGTATCTTCAACTTCAAAAGTTCAAGAGAAAATGGGTCAGTATAGTCAGTTGATCTTTTCATTCACTATCCCCAAACTCTTCTTCCAACCAACGCTCCAGACGGATTTCGGCCAGATAAGCGGCGGTCTTCGCGTTGAAGCGATCGAGATAGGACTCCGGCGGGAAGTTACTCACCGCCGAGAGCCTTGGCGATCGCAGCACGAGCCGCCACCCACTCAGGCGGGTCCTGCCACTCAGGCTTCCCGCCTTCATCGTCAGCCCACATAGCGCCGCATTGGTTGCAAATCTCCCAGAGGACGCCGCCACGGTGCGTGTCTTCGTGCTGGCAGGTGTTGCCCTCGTCGCGGCGCAGAAGGCCCACCAGTGCGTCCAGAAGCTCACGAGAAGCCGCCATGAGGCGCGCATCGCCTTCCGCATTAGGGCCGGGGATGATTCCCTCGCAGCCGACAATCTCTTCCTTGCCGTTGTGGATGTTCCACCCGGCGAGGTATTCTTCTGGTTCTCGACCATGCAGCCAGTGGTTACCAGACTCGGACCGCATGTCAGCCTCGACACGCCACGGCCCGTCGGTGATAGGTAAACGCTCAGCAGCCATGACTATCTCCTCCATCCGGTTCGAGCCCGCACAGCGCGCAGATTCCGGCGAAGACGAACCACACCACCATGATAGGACCGAGGACCAGAAGGCAAGGGCCCCACATGACAGTGATCATCATCAGCGTCCCAGCAGGTCCTTCACCCGGTCCCCAGACCTTGAGGATGGTAAGTCCCATCGTCAGGCCGATCGCCAGATACACCGGGAAGAAGGCCGGGTGGTTCATCAGTGGATCGATATATTCATGCAGCATCGCTTTGTCCGTTCTGGAAGAGCAAGGTGTCGCCGTCGATCCGGTTGCCGTCACGGTCCTTGACGCTGTAAGCGCCGGCGCGGGTGTCAATAAACAAGGTGACATACTTGCACCGGGTGTTTCGCGTCCACGTCCAGCGGCCGGTGTTCACGTCAGCGATCCATTTCGCGATGACATCCATCGGGACCAGATAGCGCTCCGGGAGTCCATCACCATAGCCGGTGTCGCATTCGAAGCTGGGCCCACGATCAGGCATCCAGTATCCCCTTGGCTTTCAATGCTGCTACCAGTTCGTTGACATCGAGCCAGCCACTTGAGGTGGTGATGATACCCTCTCCCAAGCTCCGTTCCTGCCCGTCAACCATGATCCCAGCCAGTGCCCGGCGAGCGGTCGCATCCGAAGTCCCCGGATGTCGTTCAAGTCCTTCCACGGCAATTTCAGCATCGGCCAGCTTGGCTGCTGCGTCCACCTTCTGGCAGAAGATGGCTACGTTGATGATCGCCTTGTGGTAGGAGTCATCGCGGCAAGGAGAGCGAACGTTCGCCACGGTCCAACCACATCCGATCACCTTTATGGCCTTGAGGATCGCTGCGTCGCTCAGGTCGTCGGGGATGATCACGACGGAAGCACCTGCCAGATCGTCAGGATAGCGGTCGTCACAGCGCCGACCAGCGCGACGATGACTGCCAATCCGCCCGTGATGGGATACCATTCGTAGCGCGACGAATACTTGTTCTTCCGATCAGGGAGAATCATCATGAAGGCGATGAAGGCCGCGATGATTGTGATGGTGAGGCTGATCTTGATTGCGAGCATGTCTGTCTATCTCCTGTTGTTGTGAGAATCGGATAGGACGATTCTTCCTACTCGTCAACAGTTATTCTGACAGATACCCCATGAGCCGAGACACAGCCCCATTCCATGTCTTGGAAGCTTCCTCGGGCTCGCCGTCGATGTAGAAAGCGAACGATCCAGCCGCTTGACGTGCAGCGGTGATCGTCTTCCCACCTACCCTCGCTTCGAGGAACAAGCCCCTACGCCCGGTGATCTCGATGGCCTCAGGTGGGTGGGGGTTAAGGTTAATGTGGCGCGACATAAAGTCTCCTATCAGTGTGGGTCGAAGACCTTGATTCCGTTTAACTGGAAGAACTCATCCACCTCGTGGCGTTCGCATTCGATGATCCGTTCTCGAAGCCAGATCACCCAGCGTTTTGATTCCATGATCCCGGCGTGTTCTTTGCTCAGCGAGTATTCAAAACGCAGGTCGATGGTCTGTCTCGGGCAGTCCGCGTCGATCGCTTCGATCCGGATCAGCAGATAGATGCGTCCCCAACGTTCGAAGGTTTCGAACCGCCAGCCCGGCTTGTAGGTGAGTTCAGCGAGGAGCGGCGTAAGCGGCGTCTCTTCGATGTCCGCTAGATCATCTTCATATTCCCAGATCATGGGGCTACCGCAGATAGACCGAGCCGGAGAACCCGCCACCACCGACGACGCCCAGCGCTTGTCTGAGATCGGCGCGGGCGTGGGCCCGGCCCTGCACGTAGGCAGCCCGCATCAGCGCGATGATCTTCTCGACGTAGAGGATGTCCCAGTGCGGTCCCAGCGCCTCGGGCTTGAGTTCGAGTTGCGTCATGCTACCGTTTTCCCACATCCTGAGGCGAATGATGGTAGCCTCGCCCTTGCTGGCCTCGTCGAGGAGGTGATAGTGCTTCTCGTCTTCGGTCAGCTTGAGATATTCGATGTGGTAATCGAGGGTGTCGGATTCGCGTGCCATATCGGTTCCTTCCAGATCATTGCTCGACGGCGCGCTCGTCCAAGACGACGTTCATGTAGGGCGAGCGGGAAAAGGTCAGCATAGCCCGCGCCTCTTCCAGCAATTCCTCGCGGGTGGTCCCAGCCTCCGCCAGAATCTCGTCGGTCGCATCGATGGCGTAGTGCGCCATCTTCAAGGCCCGTGTGGCTTCCTCGAAAGCGATATGGAACAGCGCGATCTCGCCGGCCCGGACGCGGGCCGTCGTCCGCCATTCATCGCGATCCGCCTCGGACTCCTTCATGCGGTTGACCAGACGCTCGCGGTCGGTAAGCAGGTCCTTGATGAGCGCAGCGGCTTCGGCACCGTCGGGGTTGACCGAATAGGTTTCCATGCCCTTGAAGCCCTTGCGCGAGACGTAGTGGTGCTTCGTCATCGTGAGTCGGATCAGCAGAGCGTCGATTTGGCGGGGGTGCATGATAGGTCCTTATCAGTTGGGTATGATGATGCGCGCATCGTCGAAATATCGGCGAAGCGGCGGCGGGATCGTGATGCACCCATCATCGTGCTGGTAGTTCTCGATGATGGCTGCGACGGTGCGGCCGACGGCCAGTCCAGACGCGTTGAGGGTGTAAACGAACTTCGCCTTGTCCTTGTGATGTTCCTTGTAGCGCGTGTTCATACGCCGCGCTTGAAAGTCGCCACAATTCGAACACGAAGCCACTTCAACCCACCGCTTCATACCGGGGAACCATACCTCCAGATCATAGGTGATAGCAGCACCAAAACCAGTCTCTTCTTCACTCAGAAGGACCAGCCGATACGGTAGTTCGAGCTTGTCCAAGATCGAGATCGCCGAACCGCGAAGGAAGTCATGCTCAGCGGCGCTATCTTCGGGGCGCGTGATGCTGACCAGTTCGACCTTCTCGAACTGGTGTTGACGCAGTAACCCAGTCGCATCCCGGCCCAGCGATCCTACTTCCGAACGGAAGCACTGGGTCAGTGCCACCATTCGGATCGGAAGCTCTTCACCATTGAGGATGCGGTCGGCGACGCTCGCCACCAACGGCACCTCACCAGTCGGAATCAGCCAACCGCCCGGCACCTTGAAGCTGTCCTCAGAGAACTTGGGAAGCTTGTCCGTGCCAAACATGGCGTCCTCATTGACGATCACAGGTGGGATGCATTCGATGAAGCCGCCCACGCTGATATGGGTATCAAGCATGAACTGCCCCACGGCTCGGTGCAGCCGGGCCATGTCACCACGCAGGAAGGGGAACCGCGATCCGGCCAGCGCCGCACCAGTCTCCGGTTCGAAGCCGATCTTTGCGCCTAGTGTGGCGTGATCCTTGGGTTCGAAGAGCGGAATCGTGGGCTCGTAAAGGGTCGCCTGATTGTCCACCGGGACGAACTTGTCGAGAATGTTGGGAAGCTCGCACAGAAGCTGGTTGAGGTCCCCTTCGTAGATCGCTATGTGTTCTTCTTCGCGCTTGATCTTCTCGTTGAGTTCCCGCACTTTCGCCTTGGCGATTTCCGTCCATGCCGAATGCACCATGCCCATCCCGATTTCCTTGGTGATCCGGTTCCGATCGGCGAGGAGTTCTTGTGCGCGTGCCTTGTGATGTCGAACGTATTCGTCCAGCGACAGGATTTCGGACGCGACAGGATCAAGCCCTCGTCGCGCCATCTGGCGATCAAACTCGGCCGGGTCTGCCCGGATCATGCGAATGTCGTGCAAGTCAGTTATCCTTGTAACGCTGTTCGTCGCGGTCACGCCGCCATGCGACGTAGGTCAGTCCCAAGCTCCAGATGAGACAGGATGCAAGGAGAGCGTAACCGATCGAAATGAGGGTGTCCGACATTACCAGATCATCCGTCCGGTTGGGTTGTATTCGAAGATGTGCCAGACGAAGGGATCGTCGAGGATCGTCCCGTGGTAGTGGTGCATATTCGTAACCTCTTCACCGGTGGCGCGGATTTCGAATGTCCGTTCTTCGATGTCCTTGCCATGCTGTGGCTCCAGAGCCCACAGGCATTTTGTGCCGTTCGGGTCAAGCCCGACGTGCATGACTTGAGTGCCGAGAGGCAAGTTGATGGTGGTCGTATCAAAAAGCTTGTGCTTATGGATACGATACGGGACCATGCTGGTAGGAATCATGCTTCGGCTCTCCATTCGTCGATGTCTTCCCCGGTCTCCGGGTCATACCATTCCACCCACTCACCGTCTTCGAAGACTTCGAGGCCGCCGGCGTTGGCGTAGTCGGGCTTGATGTTGTTGTTGTATTGGAACAGGTCGTAGCGAGCCAGAGCGTCGATCATCTTGATCGCTTCCTCGGGGCTCTCCACCGGGACGTGAAACGACTTCATAGGCACCTGAGGGCACCACCAGACGCGCAGATCGCCTTCGACGGGATCAGTCATGACAAGGACTCCGCGTAGGTCCGGATTGCCATTCCTTCGGCGTTGAGAGCGAACTCCTTATACCGCTCGCCTTGGCGCATCTTGACCAGAGCCGGGCGGCGTCCGTTAGCCTTGGTCAGCCGGATCGCACAGGCTTCGGCACAGCCGAGTATGCAATAGTCCTCATCCAATCCGGTGATCGTCGAGATTTGAGCCCGGTTCAGCTTGTCGTAGATCGCCGAGATTTCAAGCGGATGCAGCATTGATACTTCCTTACCAGATTTGATCGAGCATACAGGCGGCGACGCCGACGAACATGCCGAGAACGTAGGTTGCGAAAATGTGTCCCCGCGTCGTGCGGACGATCTCACCAAACCAGTCGAAGATGTTCACAGTTCCTCCATCAGCTTCTGCCGCACCCATGCGAGGCGCTTCGGGTTTTCGTGCATCAACCCGTCGTCACCTTCCTGCCAGTAGTCGATCTCGTAGTTGAACGGGGTATCGCACTCTTGCCCGAACTGGTCTGACAGGAGATCACGTAGCTCATAGTAGAGCTTGGTTGATCGTTTTTCAGCGTGATAACACAACCCAAAAGAGCGGCAGAATCCACCTTCGGACGGCTTACCGGGGATAGCTCCACTGGTCGCCCAGTCATGCCAATCAGCAAGGAACTTGCTGAGGTCAGGACTCACGCCGTGGTTTCCTCAGCGAGCTTTTCGGTCGTGTCTTCGATGCCCGGCTCAGCCGGCACACCGAACTTGCCTTCCATCTTCATGACGATGAACTTGCGGCCGGGATGCAGCTTCGCCAGCCGCTCAGCTTCCGCCATGGCGAGTTCGCGGGTCGGATGGTAGAACTGGGGCCGGCGGCCGAACTTGGTCCAGATGCACCACGAGCCGATCTCCTGATAGGCGGCGCGGGGCGGTTCGGGGGTGAGATCGTTGGCGGTCACAGTGCCGGGTTCGCCACTGGTCATGAGGTCGGCCATCAGATTCATAGTTTGAACTCCTTTTGAGGGTTATCGATTTCAGCGAGGAAGGACTTGATAGCCATTCCGATTCCCTTGAGGCGCGGTAGATCAAGAAGATCACCATCGCGGTCGGCCCGCTCGATTTCCTCTTGAAAGAGTTCGAGCCCATGGCGCTTGACCAGAACGTAACCAGCAGCCCGGTCGGAATCAGCAACAGCACGCGCCAGTCCATTCTCGAAGCCCGGAAGGTTATCTTCGAAAGCGAAGGCGATCGCAGCAGCCCGCCGGTGGGTGATCTCGTCGTTCATTCGGACGGCCTCATATACTTGGCAGCGATCTGGAGAACACCATCCCAGTTGTCGGTGTCGAACGCTGCTTGCAAAAATTCCGCGTCCTTCAACTGCTCTTCGGGGATGCTGATCAAGCCTCGGTGGACCAAAGGTCCCACCTCATCGAGCGGCATCATCGGCACCTCGGCAGCCAGCCATTCGCGCTGCTTCGGTTCCATCAGCGTGCCGATGACGCACGGCGAATTATATTCACACGAGCCCATATGCGGCTTACAGGCTTCGAGATGTGCCGGGGTGAGGTCGTTCAGGTCGATCTTGATGGGCAGCATGTCAGTAGGTCCTCACCGTATAGCCCTTGCCCCACCCCACCCACGTCCCGCATACGACGCCCTTGACGGAGCGCCCGGTCGGTCCTTTGGCGGTGAACTTATTGGCGGTGGTGTCATCCCGGCCGCAGCCAAACATATCATGTCCTCCGACGACGATCTCGGTGTAACCCTGATCGGTCAGAACCCGCTCCACCTCATCGCGAGGCGCGGTGCAACCGGTAGCGAGGGCAGCCAAAGCAGCGAAGGCAGTCAACTTCTTCATCATGCGGCTTCCTTGTTCATGTATTTACCGGCGATCCTGACGAGATCATCCCAGCGGCTCTGGTCGAACGCCCGCTGCAAATCCAACGCGTCGCTGATCTGGTCTTCCGGAATTTCCAGAATACCGTCTGACTTGAGAGTGAGGACTGAGGCAAAGGGCCGGTAGTTGCGTTCGTCCGGTGTCATCAGCGTGCCGATGATGCACGGTGCGGTGTTGTGGGAATGGCCCAGCACGGGGGCGCATTCGTCGAAGTGGGCTTGGGTGAGATCGCGGAGGTCGATCTTGATCTTGACTTCGCTCATTCACCTTCTCCGGTGTTCGGGATCATTTCGTCCAGCGATCGGCACATCTGGCGAACGGGGCAACGCTGGATTTCGCCCTTCATGGCGCGACCTTGCTCGATCAAACGGTCGGGCTCCAGTTGGGCCCGGATGTTCTCAAGCATGGTGATCGGGACAAGAACCATCCCATGCGGGATGTAGATTTTCTCTTGTGTCGTCGTCATGGTGTGTCTCCCCTGTTACTGTGCGAATCGGATAGGACGTTTCTTCCGGTTAGGCAAGCGGCATTTTAACTGATTTCGGCTGGATCAACCGCAGACCGTCGATGAGGCTGTCGGCATCTGAGGAGATGTTGTCCGCCCAGTCGCTCAACAGCATCTGGTTAGCTGGTGTATGTAGCTGCTCCTCAGCTTCCATCATCTCGTCCATCAGTCGCTCAGCGCTGCGCTTGATAGTCTCGGCGCGTCGCCGCCATGAGCGTAGCTGGTTGGGCGTGATGGTCATCCTTCAAATTCCTTCATCATTGCGATGGCCGCTGCGCGGTTTGCAGCTACACGCAGAGGATCAGTCGGGCAGTGAGACCAGTCGCGAGCAATCGTTTGAAGGGGCTTGAGAGCGGTGGTGATCTCATCGATCGCCGCACCAAACTCTGCTTGGTAGGTTTCATCGTCCCAGACGAACGAACCCCGGCCCGGCTCTGACAGCCACATACGCGACTGAACCGCCTTGAGGATCAGATTAACACCGATCGCGACCTTGTAGCGCTCGATGTCCAACAGGTCTTGCAGCTTCTTGGCATCCTCTCGGGCGTTGCGGGTTTGGAAGCCAAGGTCGTATTCGGCCGGCGTTGCAGGGCGTTGTTCGGTGACCGATTCGTGAGGGTCTTGGGTAAGGGACCAATACCATTGACCGTCCGGTCCCATGTAGGTCCAGCCATGCGGGGCAGTATCGCTCATGTCTTGTTCCCCTCAAACTTCTCACGCAACCGCTCGTAAGTCGCCAACTCATTGGCTTCCCGCTGTTCCTTCTTCAACTGTTTCTCCCGATCGGCTGCTTCCCCGGTCTTCCGAGCTTCTTCGGCGAGCCGGGCACGTTCGTCGTCGCGCCAGTCACATCCGAGGTAGTTGATTGGGAGCGTAATATATTCATATTCACCACCACCATTCCAAGACCAGAAGAAGCGTAGTGAAAGGATCGGGGTTCCGATTCCCCAATCGGGGCCTTCTTGGCCGGAATAGTTGGTTCCACAGAAGGTGTCCTGCTCGTAACCGTCGAAACGATAATCCGACGACAGTGCTTTCCCTTCACGCATGAAGTAGAGTTCGCGTCCAAGGGCCGCTAATTCGGTCCGGATGCTGATCATCTCTTTCTCAGCGGCTTCGATTCGGGCAAGGCTTATCGATGGTTCGGTCATGTCGCGGTCCTCCGTTTGATGATTGCTTTGCGGATGGCAGCGTTCGCGAACCAACCTGCCCACGAGCGTCCCATACGGAAGCGGCGGCGGAGGCGGACCTGACGCATGAAGGGCACTTCGTCGTAGCGCGCCTCTTCGACGGCTCGGCCGGCAAAGGGGTGTGGTTGGTTGGGGAACCTAAGCTGGTTCATCAGGGGTCTCCTGCATAAGCACCACCTTGCGGCTGGTGAGAGCGCGCTTCACCGCGCTCGGCACTTCGTTCAAAGCCATGATGTCGAGGCCATAGGTCTGACCCCACGGAACAGCTTCCCACAGGTTGTCCAGTAGCTTATCGACCTTTTCCAAGAGACCCAGAAAAGTCCCAACTTCTTGCAAGGCTACGAAAAGCTCCTGCGCGAGTCGATCTTCATTGATCGAAGATGCCTCGTTCTCCTGTTTCAGAGCCTTGAGGACCGCGTAAAGGTCGCCACCATGCATCCACGGCATGTCCAGTTCGTTCAGGCTGGCGAGCATTTCCTGCTCGATCTCGCGGAGCCAGTCCGCATCGTTGCTGCTACCGAAGTAGGTCCGATCGCCTTCTTCTTCGAGACCGAGAACGACACCACCGATCTGGCTGCGGAACCGCTCGATGAGATTGGCCTGATGCACAATCTCAGCTTCCAGTTCGCTCCGGCTCATTGCCGAAAGGTCGAAAGTCAGTGGTTCGTCAATTCCGGTGCCGGGCATATCTTGTCTCCTGATTCGTTGTTGATGTGAATCGATTAGGACAAATCTTCCGGTTCGTCAAACACTATTTCGGCGGCTCAAGAGCCCGGTCGATCTGGTTTGAAAGTCCTTGGGCCTCAGCGCATTCGCGCTCGTAGGCGTCACCATAGCCGCAAAATTCGAGGTGATCACGAGCAGCTTCAAGAGCTTCACGGAGACCATCGGAGGTTGCTAGAATATCAGCCAACAACGCGACATCCACAACGACAGGGCCCCACGGAATACTATTGACGGCATCCCTCAACTCTTTGATTTTGTCAGTTGTTTCAGTCACTTGTTTCCTCCTCGTAATCGAACTTGTCACTGTCTCCATATCGATCGTCGCCATTTTCGACGGTGAAGAAGTGGGTGCTGCACAGGAAGTCAGGCGTCTTCGGGAGCTTGGGCGTCAATGACGTATCGAAGATGCGGAGCCGGTCGTTGGGATAGGCACAGAACTGACCGTTCTCCAGTTCCACGATGTTCATCGACTTGTGTTCGCTCGGCGTCTCGCTGGTGCTGTAGTCCACCGCGTCAGGATCGCAGTGATAGTTGTCCAGCGTGCAGACATAGGTCCCCCGCATGTTCCCACCCGATCGCAGCCGGGCTTCGAACGCCATACTGGCGGTGAACTGCTTGACCACAGCGACGATCCCGTAGTCCATGCAGTTCCAGTATTGCAGATCAGTCAGGGGAAGATCAGGCGTCGGCGTCTCAGGGGAGGACACGAAGGCGCTGATAGGCAGCTTGTCGAACATGGCCCCATACTCGGGAAGATAGGTCTCGAAGTAGAGCGCCCGGCCGGCGATGCTCTTGGCAGTCACCCACACGCCTTTGACGAACTCGCCATGGCCGTCTTGGAGGTTTCGCAGATACTCCTTGCGGACGTAGACGTGTTGGGCGGGGAGGTTGGTAATCAGGGTTCCCATTATTCACTCTCTTCTCGGGCAGCCAACATCTTGGCAGCCAGTGTGTTCAGCTTGTCGGCGAGCATGATGGCATCAGCCGGTTCGAGGAAGGTCAACCACCACTCCGGTGCGCCCCGGCTGGCTTCCCAAGCTTCCTCAGGCGTCTTGCCCATACCTTCCTGATAGCCGTCCCGGCAGCCGCGAATGACGACGGCAGAGACTTGGGGAGAAACCACGTCACCGATCAGGATGACGCCGCCGACGAACGGGATAAGCTGGGGCCGGTGTTGCTCAAACGCCGTCCAGTCGCGGTAGTGCGTGATGCACATCTCCGGGCGGTGAGGCCAATCGCGCCACACAGACGCTGACGCATTTTCGATGCGGCGCTCGGTTGTGCCATCGCCCCACATGATCTCAACGTCATGCCCTTCGGGGACCGGGCAAGTGCTGCTCCCGTTGTGTTTGATCCAGTCAGGTTCATTGGTGGGATACATTGTCGGTCTCCTATACTCGGGGCTTGTTGGGTTGGTTGAGGGGTAAGGTGAAGCAGTGATAAAGCCCGTGGACCACCAGCATCCCGGATAGGTTAGCAGCTATGTCAGTCTGCCGCACATCGACCCGGCCGCAGGTGCAGGGCGTCTCACGCACGGTGTTCGGCTTCCATCGCTTCCACCGCGTCCTTCATGATGGCGATCGTCACCTTGCGATAGTCCGGGAAGGTCCGGCGGTAGCCTGCCATTTCTTCTTCACCGTTCGCCCAGCGGACACGCATCCGGAGCGTCACTTCGTCACCCTTGAACTCGCAGTCCAGAACGCGCATCGCAGTCTTGCCGTGTTTGTTCGCCGTCCGGTGCCAGCGCTTCTGGAAATCGAATTGGCGATCCGTCCAGTAATAGCGTTCGCGAAGATCGCGGCGCGGCATGAACGACAGTCCGACATTAGACCACCAACACAACTCACCGTCTTCGAGGCTTTCGATCAGGTAGCGATAGGAGCCCTCAGGGAATCGTTCGATCGTCCGCAGCCAGCCGATGCTCCACTTCGACGGAGGGGCGCTTTCGAGGATCACCAAATCGCCGGGTAGGGCGTGATGGCTGTCCGCACCATACCCGGTCGGGACGAAGCCCTTGAGTGATGGTGAGTTGCTCCCGTATTCCTTGTCGGGTTCCCAGTTGTGCGTGATGTAGAACGACAGGATGTCGCTCATGATGAGGGTCCGGGCCCGGTTGCGGTCGAACTTCTTTATCACAACCGGCCCTTCGCGTTTTTCGAAAGCCCTTCCGGGTTCCAGTAGCATTCGAACGAGGGGTAGTAATCATCCACGTTCGAGGTTCCGACCGAGAAGATCAGGATGCCGGTTTCCTTGCTACGCATCTCAAGGATGTCATCCACATCGGTAAACGAGCAGATCACCGGTTCCTGAATGTGGGTGATGTTGGCACCATTATAGCCAATCTCGTAAGGTCCGCCCGGATAGCTGATCAATGCCCCGGCGCTCGACCGGTAGCCGTCGTTGGAGTCTTCAAAGACCATGTAGGTCCGGTCGGAGAGCGTGAAGAGAACACCGCTTGCATCCGGATCGAACGGATGGCGGACTTCCATGAAAGGAACAGTTTCGAGAACTGCTTCACCAACCAAGTCGGAAAGTTCTTTCGGGTATTCCTTCACCTTGTTTCTCCTTATATTTCTTCGAATGTTGGTTCGCCATCCAGTCGAATGTTTGCTGGATTAAATGGACAGAGTTTGCGGTCGGCGATCTGGCGGTTTAACTCATCGCGAAGTGCGATCATGCCCTTGTAAGATTCAGCCCATGTAATGCCTTCGGGGATGTGCGTGTCGTCATGGACATGCCAGTCCACTCCGTCGGTCTCGACCCGCAGGTTCATGGCAATCAAGGTCTTCACGGAGCATGGAATCCGTTGGAGCAGAACTCAGGTGAGACTCCCTTGCAGGTCGGACATTCTTCGGACGAAAGCCGGCTATCATCCAACCGCATCCGCAGTCGCTCGATCGTCTTGAGGAGCGCTTCGCGTTGTTTCTTATCCACAGCCATGTAGGCGATCCGCTCCAACGCCAATATCTCGTCGGACATTATGTCGATATGGTAGTTCCAGTTGGGCGTGATGTTCATTCGACAAGTTCCTCTTTGACCACAACCATGGAACAAACTCCCTTGGCTGCTGAATCCAGCGCGGTGAAATAACCAGCCCAGTAGCGACGCCAGAACAGTTCGCCCATATCGGGTTTGCTCTCTTCTTCCTGCCACGCTAAGGCGGCTCCATCCGCCAAGGTCCGAAGCCACCTCTCGGTATCTTGCAAGGCCAATTCCCGTGCCCGGACAAAGCCGTTTCGAAATCCGTTGGACCAAGGGATACGGTTTCGATCATCTTGAAACACAGCGCCTTCGATGGCTTTTTCGAGTTCGATTTCCACCAACGGGACAGGATCAGGCTCGGGCCGGATAAGGCCACGCTCGCGGTAGGGAGCCACCCACGTTTCGAAGTTGAGCGCGGTATCAGCACCCATCCAGATGTTGCGCCATTCTTCCACTGTCAAAAGGACAGGTTCCACGGTTTTCATCAGCTTACCCCTTCGCGATCAGATAGCCCGTCTTGAATGACTTCCCGGTTCCGCTTGACGTTGACGCCAAGGTAGGTCTCGATGTGGAAGTCTTCGTCCGCAGCGGCGAGGATTGCTTCAGCTACTTCCTTGTCACGCTCGGCCGATCGGCGGATGATGGCGATCATCTCAGCGGCTGGCACCCGGCCCCACTCAGCCCGTCCGGCATGATAGGGTAGGTTGGGGAGATGGATCGATGTCATGCGCTCGCTCATGTCCGGGCTCCCCCTGCCCGGATCAGGAAGCCTCGGGGGTTGATCCACCAGACGCCGGTTTCGATCCGGGTCTGGACGATGTTGTTGACATCCTTGTCTCCACAAAGAAGCTCCCGCTCAGCACTTCGTTGGGCGACGCCATCGATCAGATAGGATTGCTGCTCTTCCAGTTCGGCGATGCGCGCTCGCAGGGTGGTGATCTCAGCATCTTGCGTGGGCATAACAGCCATCACCGTATCGACGATCTCATCCAACCTTTCATCAATCGGAACGAAATCATTCTGGCTCATTGTCCCGACGGACCACGCTTCCCACACGCGGGTGCAATCGTAGACGCCAACAAGTTCTGAACCGATCGCTTCCAGAAGCCTCTCTCGAAGCTGCTCGCTCGTAGTGGGACTCATACCGTCACGAGCCTGTAACTCAGCGATAAGTTCCGATACGATCGTGTATTTCCCTTCCCACTCATCGGCTTGCAGAGAGAGGGCATCGTTGCGTTCCCGCAGGTTGGCAATCTCGGCGTCCCTGCTTTCGACAGCGATCGCGATCAATCGGTTGATCTGCTCAGCCATCGCGTCGCGATGCACCGTCACGTAGCCGGCCTCGTTGTCGGAGCGGGTGATTACCTGCACGACATCCTCGTATTGAGCCCACAAGGGGTGTCCCTCGAACAATTCATCAGGATAAAGGTCGTCGTCGATACACAGCGCCCTCGCCCGGC